GCTTACCCACTCTACCAAAGATGGTAGTGAAGTGGGTTCGTGGTGCTGTCTTGCGAAAATTAAACTGTCTCTCGGCCATGGTACTTGTTTAATAACTTCTCAGCCAATTCAAGGGAACGCTCAACGGCTGTGTCGTCCCATGTTTTGTCCTTGATATCAAACTTCCAATCGCCTGCGCAGATGCCTGCAAGGATTTGTGTTGCAATTTCTAATTGGTTCATTGTTTTATTCCTATTCCATGTGCTTGCTCAATGGATCTACCAATTGCTAAATGAATATCCTGGAGTGATACATACCCAGTGGTCATCGCTTCAGCCATCACATCAAACATAGCGTCATTAGCAAGCACAATAATTTCCTCATCGCTGAGGGGTTGTCTATTTATCATCAATGATAATTGTTTTCTTTGGTTTAGATGGTGGAGTTTTACTTAACGCACTATGCAAGTGTGGCATCACATCATTAAGCATCATCTTAGCCATTGCTGCAGCCTTTTCTTGATGCTCAATTTCTTGTTGAGCGCTTGTCATCTTTGCTTTACGCTCTACTTCTTTAATGATGTTATTGCTTATGCCAGCACTTTTAAGCAGTTGTTTGAGATTCATTATTGATTGCCTCAATTTGTGGAGCACATTGATTTTGAATTGCCGCAATAATATTTGCCAACAAAACCACTGGAGTTTGGTTTGGCATATTGAGCGCATTAATAATGCCATTGATATCCTTAACACTAAATTGCAGTGTCATGATCTTATCGTCCAAAGGATCTACTGGAGTTGCTTGCACATCTACTGTATCAGTCATTTTTTATTGCCTTTCTTTTTAGTTAAAATTTCAAATAATTTATCGTCATCGGTAATTGGGATTGCCTCGCCAATTTTTGCAAAATGACCTTTTTTAAGCATTACTTCAAAGCCATCCCATAAACGCTGAAAATTCATTTCAGTGACATACTTGATTCCTTCTAATCGATTAGCCAATTCATCTTCACTAAAAGCGCCTTGTGGACGATCTAAATGTTGGCGAACCAATTCATCAATCATTTCGACAACACCCCACGCTTTCATGATATCTTGCTCTAATTCAAAGCGGTCATATTCGCTAAATAATTTCATTTCTTTTTCTTCGCTTTCTTTAAAGCACCTTCCCAATCAAAAGTAAAGTATCTGCCAACTTCTTCTAACGCTGGTACTAGCTTTTCCCAAGACTCAACATCGTCTTTATGGAAAGTACCAGGTTCGGCTTTTTCTCTCTTTAGATCTTCTTTATGCCAAAGATAACTTTGAATGATTGCTGCACTAACAATCTTATCTGCAAAATCATCATCAATTTCTACTATCATTTTCCGCACTCCTTTTCAACAGCTTCAACATAACCACGCCAATTTACATTTTCAAAAAATCTAGAATCTGTTTTTGTGCGTTTGGCAATTTCACGCTCAATATACCAACGAGCTTTACGCAAGTCTTCAATGGCATCATCTTTTAAATCTGCTCGCCAAATATACTTAATGGCGTTGCCCAAATTAAAACCCATGTGCTCAGTAATTTGAATACAGTCAACACCACTAGGGTGGCTTGTGTAATGTTTAGGATTGTTTACGGGATCTTGCATGTTTTCTTCTCAATTCATTTTCAACGGCCAACACTTCTTCTGGATTCTCACATACCCATAATGTCAACACCTTATCAAACATGGACATGTCAATATCTTCCACACCTGTAATGGTTTCAAACAATGGGTAGCCTTTGTATTCATGTTCGACTACAAAAGTACTCATAATTTTAGCTCCTCTTGGATAAACTGTACAGCTTTTTCGTAATGATACCGCCAATATTTTTCAGTAACGCCTACATCTAAATAAGTCATACCGTTTAAAAAAGCCTCAATGATTTGCTTTTGTTTTTCTGGCATGCGATCTTCTATTATACGCTCAATATCTATTAGGTCATCTAGATCCCAAGGTAGCCAGCCGTTATCTAACATACCAGCGAAAGCATCGATATCGTCTTGCTCGAGCGGATCCATCTCCTCATCTGACAAGCGGGGTTTACTGCAATTGATTATTATTCTCATGTGTTTAAGGCATCCATTAAAGCATCTTGAATTGTTATTTTTCCCTCTAGCACCTTTACTACATGGTTATCAATACTATTATGCACAATCAAATGGTGTATAATAACCGGCTTTTCTTGCCCTTGGCGGTAAATACGTGCGTTGGCTTGGATGTAGTTCTCTGAGCTCCATGGTAAATCGAACCAGACCGTTTGTGCTGTGTCACCAATGTTGCACTGTAAATTAAGCCCGATTCCCCCTGACTGGGGATGGGCGAGGAGCATACGAATCTGGCCGTTACGCCACGCCTCAATGTTGTCGTCGTCCAAGACCACAGCTTGCGGGAACATGAGACGCAGTCTTTGGAGCGAATGTTTGAAGTGGTAGAAGACCAGCGTTGGCGAGGAAGATTCCTCCATGATCGACTCAAGCCGTTCCAGCTTAGCACGGTGTATTTCTTGCGCTTGTCCATCTTCTCCATAAATTGCGCCGCTGGTGAACTGGAGTAACTTTCCCGCCAGTGCCGCCGCAGTCGGAGCTGTGATACGCTCCTTGCCGATGTCAGTGACCATGTCTTTTTTAAAGTCATTGTATTTTTTCCGTATAGAGGAATCTATTTCCACATTGTGAAAAAGCGTCGTAAGCGAAGGAAGTTGTAAATAATCTTCAGCTTTAAGACTAAAACAAATATCCGAAATCTTATCAGTAATAATTCTATCTGCACCATCTTTTAATACCCAGTTATATACTACTCCAGTATGCCGGTTACGCTGACCCGGATTCATGTACTTATCTCTAAACTTAGTTAAGCTTGTTTCCAAACGCTCTCCTAAATCTAATATACCTATCTGTGACCAGAGATCAGCGAGCCCTTGAGGGGTAGGTGTACCAGTTAATATTATACGCCTTTTAAAAGCCTTTAAATGCTTTTTTAATGCCTTAAACCTTTTCGTGCTTGGATCTTTGAACCGACTGCTTTCGTCTATTATCAGATAGTCGAACTTCGGATTCTTTTCCAGTAACCAAACCAAGTTCTCTAAATTTACAATATATAAGTCGCTCGAGCTGTTCAAGGCTGATTCCCGCTGCGCTGGGGATCCAATAACTTTTGCCGTTGTAAGTGAGCGTAAATGCTCCCATTTCCCACATTCCTGTGACCAAACGGTCTCCGCTACTTTCTTCGGTGCAACTATCAAGGTCTTGCCACGGGGACTCTCCTGGATAATAGTCAGAGCCGTAGCGGTCTTCCCAAGTCCTGGTTCCAAGAACAAGCCGATGTGGGGAATACGGCTTGCCAATGATAACATGTTCGATTGGTATGGGTGGAGCTGGCTTTTCTTCAGCACGCCTATTTCCTTTTCCAGAATTTTCTGGTTTTGTTAATAATGTTAAATTCCAAGGTACATGTAATCCACAAACGGTTTTGCCATACAGTGGTTCAATGTGATCTACTTCATACAACTCACCCATAAAGAGAGTTGCTAATCTTGCTCTGCGATGCCAGTTTTCAATTTCGGGACGGTGCATCTCTTTGCCCCATTTTAGCATACGCTCTAGCTTACGAGCCCGATATTCAGATCCGATTGCTCTTCTTCTATCTGGATTGTTTTGATCCCAAAATTGCACATTCGCTTTATGGCTAAATTCATTTTCTCTATACCATAGGGCTTTGCATGGTGTGCAATAACCTTGCAAACCGTCTTTAGATTTTTTCTTTTTACTAAATTGGGTAACTGGTTTTTCTAACTTACACTTGCCGCAACGCTTGGTCAACAAAGTCATCTATATCCTCTTTCGATCTGAGTATATGCACTGGAAAACCAGCTTCACCCAGCTCGTCGAATACGAGCACTTGTCTTGGACTTACCACTCCGCTTGGTGTTTTTAGTTCCACTAGATACACTGACTGATTCAGAAACACTATTCGATCCGGAACCCCCGTTACGCTGCTCAGCCATTTGTAGCAAAGCCCCGACGACTGCTTGATTTTTTTGATCAGATATTTTTCTATCTCTTTTTCCACGATTATCTTCTTCGGTTGCGTAAGCTGAGAATACTTGCTTAAATAAATGTTCGCCTAAATATGAGCGTGTCTCATCACCAATCTTTGAATCATCCTCGCCCACATGTTGGAAGATGTGTGTAACGGTGTGCGATACCTCATGATAGATGGTTCCCATTCTTTCAAGAGCGCTGTACTTAGCCATCTCTTCAAAGTTAAATGCAATAGCGAGCAAGGAATACTGAGTGCCTTCTTGTTGAATGTAGTGCGACTCAGCAATACCCATGTCTAAAGCATTGTGTCGGGTTGTAATCTTGGCATCTTTCAGCGCTTCTTGGAATGATGCATCTGAAAAACAAATAAATACTTTTGCGCCAAAAAATCCAGTATCGGCCACATAGTAGGGTCTTTTCTTGGTGGTCATTAAAAAATTTCCTCTTCTTCAAAGAATACTTGTTTATCTACAAAAGCCTTCGCTTTTTCTGTTAATTTAATGCCCAAATACTTATGTTGCCGTTTACCATCAATTCGTATTGCGGATGATTGTACACCCTTATCTTGCGTTGCTGCCAAGAACCTACGCTTAAATGATAGATCATTACCTGGGTTTAAGCCATGCTTGGTTGCCCAGCGTTTGTAGCAAATAAAGACAGCATCTTTATCCACTTCACCTTCGATATCATACTCAAGAGCTTGGTCAATAAATACACCAATTGGATTACTCATCTCTTCCATGGTTTCAAGCAACTCTTTACCGCTTTCTGGTTGCACAAAATATCCACCACGATCAATTCGTCTACGCAAGCCAGTCATTGCCCAATTAAAAATACCAGACAACTCTTCCATCAACTTGTTAGACAAGCCAGTATCTTCCTTGCCGTAAAAACTATTGGTCATCTTGAGCACAATCATACGACCAGTTAACGCATTCGAGTTCTCTGTTAACTGAAGAACCTCATTAGAATAAATAACGATGCGAGTAGGTAGATAGCCGTTCCAACTCTCTTTATTTTTTCTATTGACGGTGATAGTATCACCACCAACGATACGCAAAAGCTGAGATACCACAGCAGAACGATTGCGTTCAGGAGCACGTGCATCAGTAAAACTAGCGAGCAATTTACCCAGCCAAGGCTGCAACCCAAATGTATCACAAAGTTCCTCCAGTTGTGGTGCGACCGTATTGTGCTGACCAAGTAAGGCTACCAAGATTTTATTGATAGTACCCTTACCCGATCTGCGTGGGCCGATGATGTTAAAAAACTTTTGCTGGGCAGTATCGCCCGATAAAATATAACCAAAGATTTCTTGCAAACAATCAATCGATTGCTGATCCATGCCCCACACATCGCTCAAAAACTTTTCCCACTGTGGGCATTTTGCCGATGGGTCATACGCAAATGGCAATGAGTTTTGTGTATACAAACCCAATGAGTGTGGCAACAAGATGTTATCTTCCAAGTGAAACAAACCGTTTGCCAAGCTGACTAACTTGCTTGCCTCTGGTCGGTTAACACTGTAACCATCGAGCCATACTGGTGGTCGTGTGTTAGCGTGGTTTTGCAAGTGAGTTAACGCTTTAATACCATCTAACGCACCACTTACGCTCGCTGGATTTGGGGCGAACGCAACTAAGTTGCCTTTACGGTCTTGCTTCTTACACTTGTCTAAAAACTTATACAACTCCGAGCGGATGGTGGACTCTTCCACTTCAGCATAGTGCGTACCTTGGTAGCTATAAAAGTCGCCAGAGTAGTGAACCAACTTGATGCCTTCTTCCGATGAGAACTTGGAGTTCAAAAAGGTTTGGGCATTCTCCAACGGTGCTGGAGTCAAAATGATTTCGCCTCTTGCCAAAGCTTCATCACGAGTTTTTTGTGACACCTTGTAAGTCAATGTGCGTAGTGTTGCACCACCACCTTTTTGACTAAATGTTTTCCACTTAGCTTCGCACGCATTAACCTGGTACTTGGGTACACTACCATCACCGTATGACCAGCGATCCCAAGCCTCACAAGCCTCAAGGTCGCCTTGAAACTGATGGTGTAAACACATACCAACTTGCAACCAATCTGTGTAGAAGGTTGGATCAAAGTTCGGTAGCAATTCTGTTTCTACTCTCGCTAAATCCCAACCATCGAGCGGTGGATTGTAATCTGCAAACGCATCGCCAGTAATTCTGACTGTGCGCTCTGGAATCAAGTGCTCGATGTTTTGCAATTGGGTTGGCAACTCGCCACTAATCTTGTGTCCGGTTACAGTAAAGTACCGACCTTTAGGATAGATTTCCAATCCTTTGGCGTGGTCAACGTGAGCGCCTTGGATATCTGCCAGCGTGAATATCTTTACGCCAGTTCCAGAGGGACTAATTTCCATGTAGCCACTAATCCCATTGGCAATCTTTTCCAATTCATGATTAGTAAACTGATTCTTTTGGTCATCGTAACAGTCATCTAAATCTACTCCAATAATTTGGTCATCGTCTGTAAAAACAAACCCTATGCCGTCAAAACGGCCAGTAAGGTATGCCGCCTCAACAGAGTGAAAATCGCTCCATGTAGAGCCGTTTGTAGAGCTTGCAGCCTTACCACTTGGTTGTACTGGTAACTTTGACCAGCGTTTTGTATCACCTTCACCTACTTCTACATAATTCCACAATGTCCAACGAGGGATTGTGCGTAATGCCAACGGTATATTCTGAAATAAAACTGGTAGTACTTTTGGTTTCATCTGCTTTCCTCTGTGCCTTTCTACTTATGCAAATTTTGCCACAATCTGTTGTGGCTTGCTTATATCTTTTAGTTATTTACCTTATTACTTTTAGTTATCATTCGCCACAGAAGCCACGGTATCCACGGTTTAACTCACTTTACTCTGTATTATTTTATTTTATTTTATTTTTTTTTTAAATTAAAGAATAAACTCAAAAATACTATGGATAGGGTGGATACCCTGTCTTCCTAGTGTTTTTTAACCCAACCAACTACTACATCTAGTAGGTTTTGCTCTATTTTTGGATAAATAGTGCGCCGCAATAGAGACAGGGAAGACAGGATGCACTGCAACATTATGCCAAAATGGATTCTGCTTTCTTCACAAACCGCTCGATATTGACATTTTCCCTCACTTCAAACAAGTGATAGGTTGTGTCATCGTAGTTTGTACCGATGCCATACGACATAGGTCGACCTGGTAG